TAAACTGGCTTAAATATAGGTCTTTCTTTTCTGATATATTAATTAATGATAAGAATGGATATATGGGAATTGGCAGAGAAATGTACTGGCTTAATTGTTTAACAGTTGGCATAGGCCCAACCGTACCCTGGAATGATATTAAAAAAATTGGTATTGGCAACCAAGGTACAGCTGAACTTAGAAAAAGCTTTTAAGGAGGTTCTACTATGGCTAAGAAGAAAAAGAAGGGTGGTTGCTAATAATGGCACATTGGATTCAACAAGCAATTAAACATCCTGGAGCTTTCACGAGAAAAGCAAAAGCTGCAGGAATGTCAGTATCAAAGTTCGCTTCAAAAGTATCTAAAAAGGGAAGTCATTTTTCCTCAACAACAAAGAAACAAGCATCTTTGGCAAAGACATTAAGCAAAATGAGGAGTCATAGATAATGACACTTGTTAGAGGTAAATCCGCAAGAATCAAAAATAAAGCAACATCTCAAACTCAACCAGGGGCCAAGATGAACTATTCTGATCTGAATTCTCTTATTGATGTTTCACAGGCTCCAGGTAATCCATATAAATCCACATTTGACAATACCAATACTCCAGAAGCTAAGATGGCACAAACAGTAGCTAAAGCTACAAGAAGTGGAAAACCAGTTAAGTTCGGGGCGCTAAGATTTAAATAAAGAGGTTTATATATGCCTTCATTTTCTGGACTGGGAAATCTAAGTAAAACTGTAATGAGCAAAGCTGCAGCGGGAGGAGATTATCTTCTTTCCAACTCTATTGCTCGTTATTCTACAATGGCTGCTGGTTCAGCCATGGCGGCATACGGTTATGCTAACGACCGTCCCGTTATGGGAACATTGGGTCTTGCAGCTGCAGGTGGAGTTGCTTTTGGATCAGCTTCACGTGGTTATTTCGGTCCCCGCGCACAGGGATATGCGAAATATGCAACTGGAGTCGCAAAGGGACTTGGATCCCAAGCCAAAAGTACAGTTGGAACTATGAGTGATAGATTTAGAGGAATGAGATCTCAGTTTTCGCGAGGACCCAAAGACGATTGGACAATGACGGGTAGACCAACCTCATTCGGAATCTAATAAATGCCATATCAAATATCTGAAGGAAAAACTGCATCTGAAGAATTAGGCCAGTCTATTGGAAGTTCGGTAGGATTAGCTTTGGTATCTCCCATCGGAGCTGCAGCAGTATTAGGTGGACTTAAGTTTGGTGCCAAGACTGCATGGAAAACAGCAAAGGTAGCAGGACCTCCCATTGGAAAAGCAATTTGGGGAGGAATGAGAACTGGAGCAGGACCAGCAACTAAAGTTGCAGGTTCATATGCTTCTGCTGGTATTCGCGGAGCATTGAGTGCAGCCAAAACTGTTGCAGGTGGATCAGTTTATGGTGCAGCAAAAGTTGGAGCATGGATATACAAAAATCCCGGAACAGCATTGATCGCAGCAGCTCCTATTGGGATAGGAATGGCGGCATACAATAGTGAAGCTAATCCAGAAAACATTATAGGTTCTCCGAATATGACAGAACTTCAGGGAGGATCCAGTGGTAGTGCTGGAGTTAATGAATTAATGGATAGTCTTAATGCAACAGGTGACGTTGTACTTGGCATGCATAGGAGTCGTTAATGCAAGCATCTTATGGAAATGCACAAGATAACAACGAATATCAAGGTCCAGGATTAGGTCGGACTCTACTCCCAATCGCTGCTTGGGCAGGTTTGGGAATGACAGACAACTGGTTAAAAAAAGATAAATTTCTTCAGGAAAACAGAGGCTTATATCGTCAAGTAAAACCTCTTTCAGGAACAGCAAGAGACGCAGCCTTTGATAAATACTACAACAAAAAGTTTCATGGTGTTCTAAATAAAACCCCAGAAGCACAGATGGCTTGGAAAGCCGAAGCTAAAACAGCCATGTGGAAAAAGTCAGCATCCACAGTAACAAGTAGAGCGCTAGGAGTAGCTAACTTTTTGTTCTTGGCTCCGATGTTATATGGAGCTACCTACCATGGATTTAAAGGACTTCAAAGACTTGGTTATGAACTAGAAAGACCCGAAGTTGGTGGAGGACATCTTTCGCTAACTGCAATGGCTGCAACAGATAGACAAAGAGCAATGCAAGCAATGCATGATAGTGAATTTAATGGACGTAGTGCATTAGGACAAGAAGCATTTTTATATCATCGTTAAGGAGCAATTCGATGTCTGAAATTAATATAACCAGTGACATGACGGCAGAGGGAACAATAGCAACTGTTGATGGAAAGAAACCCAAAGGTAAGATTAAGAATATTGATTTTAGTCTCTATTATATGCACCCATGTTGCTGCTGCCACTGCAGTCCCTGTTCATGTGAAATGGAACCTTTTCCTGTTGTTAGACTTTCATACAATGTTGAAGAGGAATTAGAAGACGGAACCGTTAAGACAACCAACTTCTGCATTGAAAAACGTGGAGAAGATGAAGTAGTAGAAGATAGTAAAGATCTTACAATGGCTCCAGAACAAATCATGGATTTCCTCAAGAAGAAATTTCAAGGAAAAATCTAATCGGACTCAGTAATGCATCCAGCATGTGAAGCCTGTTTAAAAGCCAGAAAACAAAAGTTTGGCGAAATGGTTCCTCCTCTTCAGTGTTCCGGTATTAAGGAAGACGTGTTGGAGGGTCTACCCGTTTCGTCATATACAGAAGACGAGAAAGAAGCTCTTCGTGATCTTCTAGATATATCTCGTTGGGCCAAAAAACAGTTAGGAATTACTCTTCGTGTTTACCAAGAGTTAATGGCTAAATGTACTGCTCTAAGAAAAGTAACTAGAGTAGGGCGTCAAGCTGGAAAAAGCGAGACACTTGCAATATTTTCCCTCCACTATGCTTTTACTCACAAAGATAAAAAAGTTCTTTTAGTTACTCCTCAAGAATCCCAGATTAAATTAATATTTGAGCGATTCGAAAAATGGAGAGGTCTTTCTAAGGAGTTTGATACCTCTGTTGCGAATTATACAAAAGATCCCTATACACTAAAACTCAGGAATGGTTCTCAAGTTTTAGGAATGACAGCTGGTACTAAATCGGGAATGGCAGCATCAAACATTAGAGGACAATCAGCTGATGTGGTTATATTAGATGAAGCTGACTACTTATCCACCGAAGATATAAATACTATTATGATGGTCTTAAATAAGACCGATGAAACAGAAGACTACAACAAGATGTTGTGGGCATCTTCAACACCAACTGGAGCCCACAAAACGTTCTATAAATGGTGCAATTCAGAAAGATTCAAAGAATTCCACTATAGGTCTCAAGATAGTCCCACTTGGGGACCTGATATGGAACAGTTTTTCCTAGATACATATATAAGTAAAACTAGCGCCGAATGGCTCCATGAAGTTGAAGCTGACTTTGGAGAACAAATTGCAGGTGTATACCCACACGTATGGGTGGATCGAGCTAGAGGAAATGCTGATAAATTTTTTGGAGTTCCGGGTAAATGGGATTATGCAACTCAAATTCCAAAAGCTGGATCATTATATGTTATTGGAGTTGACTGGAACTCATCGAAAAATGGAGTTCAGATAGTTGTTCTCGAATATGATACGGGAATGGTTTCTCACGAAGACTTCGAATCAGGTATCAGAGGACGATTTCGTGTTGCCCACAGAGAAAGTGTCGGGGGCATTGAATACGTTCAAACCCAGGCAGTTAATAGAATAATAGATCTTAATTATATGTGGAACCCTCGTCACATATATGTGGATCAAGGATTTGGATATCAACAAGTTGAAGACTTAAGACGTTATGGACATAAACATCCAGAGTCTAAGATAATCCAAAAACTTCGACCAATTGATATGGCTTCCATGTGTGAGGTCCGTGATCCTCATACAAAACAAATGGTAAAGAAACACATGAAACCCTTCATGGTTAACAACTCAAGAATGTTCTTTGAAAAAGACTTAGTTGTTCTTAATAAGGCTGACAAAGAGTTAGAAAAACAATTTAGAGACTACACAATAGATCATACTACAGTTGATGGAAGACCTGTCTATGCAAAGGGTAATGATCACGTTCTTGATGCTTTTAATTTAGCTCTATTGGCCTATACTCTAGAATTTACTGATCTAGGAAGACCCATTTATGCTACTAATATGCGAATCGCTGGTAAGTTTGGAGAAAAACCAAAACTTACTCCTGACGAATTCCCAGAGGAAAATCCCGATGGTTCTACTAAAGTAGTTGATAAGACTTTAAAAAAGAGTTCTCCAATTGTTGCACCAAGAGATATTCCTAGAGATAACAGAACTTGGTTCAATCAACATACTCTATGGCGTATGGGGAAATATTCAACTCAGAAGAATAATAGACCAATGAAACGAGTAATTTAATGGCGAAACGCGGTATTAACACTCCATCGGAGAAAAAACTTCTAAATGGTGGATCCATTCCAACCTTTATACCTCGCAAAATTAAGGGAGCCAAAGTAAGAGGTCTAACGGGTAAACCTATTACCGTAGAAACACCATCAACAACATACTCTAATTCAGATACTTTAGAACAAGAGTTCACGGATCTGAAAATCCAATTCAACAATGTGGCTTCTCGTTTAGATAAATCTGGTGAAACAATGAGGTTATGCCAAAACCTTCCTCCCGTTATCCAAGAAAGATATGTTCGACAGAAAAGATCAGATGAGTCATGTTGGGGTTTCTATAAAAGAATGGTTGCAATTGCAATGTCATCTCCGCCAATTGATATCAATGGGGGAGTAACAACAGCTGAGGCTCTTGCAGGATCTGGAAATGATGTTACATCAAATCCCTTCGGACTCGACGATCAAGACATTCTCGGAGCATTTGGGGACAACAATGAAACTAATCCCAATAGAGGAATTTCCGAACCCGTAAGAGATAATTATAATGAGAATCCAGGAAAACAAACGCTTCTGTATATGTTATATCTGGCAATTCTAAAATTACTAGTTAGTATGGTCTTTGGGGTAATGAAATACCCAATGCAGATGTATAAAAAATTATCAGATGATAATACCAATGCTGGAAGTGTAACTGCTGGGGAAGTCGCGGGAAAAACACCTCAAGGTGGTGGAATAGGTTACACTATTCTCAAATTTGCAAGAGGATTGGCAACCTCCATAATGTTTACAAAAGCAGTTAATCTAGCTGTTGATTGGGCGCAAAAACAAATCAATAATGGTCCCAAATTAAGTAGAGATGTTGAGAGATTCGATGCTCTCATAATTACTGGTTTTATAAAAGAAACAGCCTATCAATCTGATGAGGATTACTGGCCAGAAGCCGTTCAACTATACCCTCACTATGATAGTCTTAACAAGCAGTACAATGCCTCTATGAATATCTTTGATTACTATAAGCAATCTGGATTACACCAGTCCGATGTTCTCAAGCAAACGGTCTCTACAACTAGTAAAACAGTAACTCAAATTCCAGAAGACATGATAGGAATTTTAACTCTTCAGAAAGACTATTATGGATCCTCCCTGGCAAGAATGGATAAACTACTTGGGGGACATTTTACAGATAACTTATTCTGTTGTCTATTCAGATTTCTCGGAGCCAATGACGATAAATTCCTAAGAACCTGTCAGGCTATTCTTCGGTTTGCAATGAACCGACAAGCCTTAGCATTTGAAAGTCTAGATTCATCTCTTGGAAATCTATGGCAGACTATCCAAAAGATCATTTTATCCCAAATATTGTCAGTTATCTCTAACTTATTTGATGAAATCAATAGAAATGTAAAGGGAAAACTAAACCTCTCTCTAAGCCAAAACGCAAATGACCTAGCCTACTGCCTATCCTGGAATGTGTTCGTGAATAACATGTTAAAATACATACGAGATATAGAGATTTCGATCCTTGATCTTGCGATTGACCTAAATAATAGTTTAAAATTGCAAGACAAATATCAGATTATTTATATCGAGGGGCTTGAGAAGAATCAAACAGCAAAGAGACTTCTCAAACTCATTGATATTATAATTCGGGCACGACAGAATGGAGAACTTTGTCGCAATACATCTGTCCCCACAGACACAGAATTAACCGCCCTTTATAATCGAGTAGATGATTTGATTGATACTCCAGTTGAAACTATTCCTACAACAGATACGACGGGTACAACAACGGTTAATGTAACGACTCTAAGTCAAAACAATTTTAATGACTGTCTTAAAAAAGTACCTCAGGAAGATGTCGAAAAAGTAATGGCTTGGATCAATAACTTGAAGGGTCAATCCTAATGGACAATATTTTTACAAGATGGTTTCGCGGAAAACCTACTCCTCCAGTTCAAGACATTATTGTTGAGGATAAATTTGACCCAAAGAATGTAACTGTTGTACGAAAAACTTTTCCAGTTAATCCTCCTACTATTACAGCAAAAACTTCGGGAGCAGGAGGTTCTACCCAAACATACGATTTATCTATTGTTGACAGATTCACGGATAGTGAGTCTATTGTTTTCCAAACCTTCTCCAAGATTGCAGAAAAAGCAACCAATAGTGGATGGACAACGGCATGCAAAGACGCAGAAGTTGTCACATATCTCAAACAACGTTTTACGGAAATTGCTATCATATCTGGCAAACCCAATGAGATTCTTATTAGAGAAGTATTAGATGATCTAATTAAGTACTCAAACTGTTTCCTATATAAGGTAAGAGATGCAGAAGCTTCAAGCGGAAACCCCATTAAGAATGAAGCTGGTTTAGATCCTATCGCCACCTATCTTAGAGTAGATGCCACAACTGTTACTCCTGAACGAGATGATAAGGGTAATGTTAAAAAATATTCTATTGCTCCAACAGTCCAGGGTGGTACAGGCGGGGGAAATACTAAACCTAAAAGTGTTCGTGTTGAGGATATGGTTCATATTTATTGTTATATGAATTCCAGAAATAACCTTGGAGAACCATATATCTGGCCAGTGCTAGATGATATTCGAGTTATGAGAAAACTTGAAGAAAACGTAGAACTTCTAATTCACCAACATCTATTTCCTCTCTACCAGTATGTTATTGGTAATAAAGACCACGAAGCTGAACCGGAGGAAATCGAAAAGGTAGCTTCTGATATAGAAAATATGCCAACAGAAGGATGTTTCATTACTCCATGGCATCATAAAGTTGAAGTTTTAGGAGCTCAGGGTGCAGCCTTGGATGCTACTAAATATCTTGATTATTTTCAAGCAAGAGTTATCAAGGGACTTGGAATTGGAGAGGTTTCCTACGGTATGGCGGGAGGGGCCTCAAGAGCGTCCTCGGAAACAATGTATAACTCTCTTACAGAAAAAGCGAAATTCTATCAAAAAGTATTTTCTTGCTTCTGGGATGAGTTCATAATTAAAGAACTTCTTCAAGAGGGTGGATACGAGACATACGACCAAGCAAATGTTGTAGATGCTAAATTTATTTTCGCAGAAATCGACATAGATAGTAAGATGAAAAAAGAAAATCAATTGACACAACTCTTTTTAAACAATGCTATTACATATGATGAATATCGTCTAGGACTAGGATATGAAGTCTTGGATACTGCTGGAGAAGAAGGAAAACTTCTATTCTTTAATCTCTTTGGTCCAGCTATGTTAACAACCTTCGAACAACAATTAGCTCAAATTGGTGCAGCTGCTAAAGCAGCAAATGCATCAAGTGGATCAACAAGTAATGCCGTACAACCAGAAAATCAGCATGGGAAAAACATGGCTCCCGGTAGAGCACGAGATCAATTATTAACTGATGCCGAAACAGATGTTGCTAGAGTTAAGAGATGTGAGGCTGTAAAACAACTTCTAGGAACAGTTAACACTCAATATGACAATGCTCGTAGAGATGTAATTAATGTCTTGGAAAAAGCAGAAATAGAAGGTCTAGGTATTCAAACAGGTCATACGAGTGCAGTTAAAATGACTCTAGGTGTAATGCAGGATTTTGTTACTGGCATTGCTCGTCCTCATCTTGAACAGGCCTTTACCGAAGGATATTTAACCGAAAATAGAGGAAAAGTCTCTGCAGCTAAACGCAGTCTCCAAGACATGCGAGCTAAGGAAGTAATTGGGAAATATGGAGATTTTGTTCGCAAAACCGTGACAAAACTACAAAATGATGTTATGAATATATTGGAAACAACAACCCCTGGTATTGATGAAAAAGTCAAGACCATAACGTCCTTATTTGATGTAAGGAAATATTACTTAGATTCAGCGGTAGTAACGGGGGTAAGCAAGGCTTATAACTTTGGTCACGCCTTTGCCTTAAAAGAAGCTGGTCATAAAACAGTAGTTGTTAAAGTGAACTCTGGAGCCTGTGATACTTGTAAGAAACTTGACGGGACAGTTCTTAAACTCGATCAAGCTGATCTAGCAGATATTCCTCCGCACCACATTAATTGTGAGTGCACCATTAAAGCAGAGGACACTGATGGCCAAACTAGCTAAAATCTTCGATGCCTTCGATATCAAAGATTCGTTAGATCCTATCGCTGCCAAGATTAAAGATCATGTAGCTAACATGGTTTTGGATAGTGCTCAATCTGGTAGTAAAGTTGGTCTTCTAAGTGAAATAGCTGTAACCCATGGTGGGATTGTCAATGGGAACTTTGGTTACTATAAACCTGAGAACTTAAAAGACTCTGTTAAAACATGGACCGAACCTTACCTTAAACCAATTCTCAAAAATCACGACATGCATACCGAACCTTTGGGTCGGAATTTAGGATCTATCTGGCGCGATACAGTTCCAGTAACAACACCAAACTTTAAGAATTCTATTCGTAATCAAAACTACTCATATCGTGGACTAGGACATCTTCAAAACCTATCCAATATTACTGATCCTGATGCAGTTACAAAAGTCCTCGATGGAAGATATCTTACCGTTTCTGTAAGTGGTGAAACAGATGAAATGACATGTTCTGTTTGTGGCCAAAACTGGTTAACTGATGGACGTTGTGAGCATCGTTTCGGACATGAGTATGTAGACGAAGATACCGAAGAATCTAAAATGGCCTTTTGGATTGGTGGCAGATTCGTTTGGGATGAATGGTCTTTCGTTAATGGTCCAGCTGATCCATTCGCTATTGTTGTCAACAGAGAGATTGCAGGAGCAACAAAAGATAACATTTTGGAAATTTATAATTACAAAGACACGACAACCATTGAGAAACAAGTAGCTGATTCTTCTCGCCGCATTTTTAAAATGTATGCCCTGAATGATTCACTAAAGAAAATGGTTCGTTTAGATGATACAACAACCGTTGAAAGTTTGTATAAAGTTTATGGGAAACGTTTAGTTAATGTAATTGATAAACTAGATGATCCTACAAACAAGCCTGAGAAAGGGGCTACAACAGTGGCAAATGATAATGCAACACCTGCTGTGTCTCCGCAACCAGAACCTGTAGCAGTTGCAACTCCAGCTGTGGTTGATCCAACCCCCGCTGTTGTTGTTCCTGACACACCAAAGGTAACGGATCCCGAAGTTCCTACTGTTCCTACTCCAGTTACACCTGAAGTTCCAGCAGTAGTTGAACCAACACCCGTAGTTACTCCCGAACCAGTTGTTGTTCCAACACCTACTGATTCGAAGGTTGTACCTGCAACGGTGTCAGTTCCAGTAAACGATGCGCCTCAACCTAATGATTTGTCCGATAAGAACACTGAATTAGTAGAGGAAAACAAAAGTTTAGTTCAGAAGATTGCCGATCTACAGACCAAGTTAAGAAGCGAACGTATCGCTCAGTTACTTGATCTTAAGCAAGCCCTTGGACTGGAAACTTGCACATCTGAAGAAGAGCGCAAGGCGGTTGTCGATGAGTTGCAAAAGAGGTCTCTGGAATCTATCGAAGATGCAATTGCGGATCTTCGTAAAGCTACTAAGGCACCTAAGCGAATCAAGCCAGCCCTAGTTTCTGTAAAGGATGATGAACATGGGACAACCCCGGTTCAAAGTGAGCTAGATCGTCTTCAAAGAACAATTGATAATTTGACTCCACTTCAAATTGGAGCCCTATTATTCAGCGGGAAATTTATGCCCCGCGTAGATAAGTAAGTAAGGAAAACCACGGAGGTTTTTAAATGACTGAATCAGTTGGTAATTCCTCGAAGTTGCCCGTCCGTAATTGGGCCTTCAGTTCGAGGACACGGCCTCAGTTCGAGATCAGTGATCCTGATCGTCCGGCAGTTGCGTACAAGCCTGCCACGGACTTACCAGTCGTGTTCATGGACATGGAGCTAAAGGATTGGGTAGTTCTTACGAAGGGAACAATTGTTGCCATTGATACTACTGGCTACTTAGTTCCTGCAAACGGTGGAGACACCACGAACGGTGCTTATACTTATACGATTGATGACCAAAATGCTGGCGTCCGCAAGGCCGATGGTACTTTGGCAGTCGCAGGAGATACAGCAGCCGTAACAGCAAACGTACCAGTCGGTGTTTTGCCTCTTGATGTATATCAAGATACAAAGGGACGCTACCTCAACTACAAGATCCAAAGTGATGCTATTGGCATTCTTTGCGAACGTGTAATTGAAGTTCCGTACTTTACATTCGCCGATCTAGGTTCTCAAAGCACAGCTGCTTTGTCTATCGCTGCCGCTAAAGCGAAGTACAATGCATTGGCCTATGCACAAACTGCCGGTGGTAACTTAGTCAACGGCGATTTCGTACAGGCAGATGCTAATGGGAAATATATTAAGTGGGCACCAGCAAACGTTGCTGCTCCAACAGCTGCAGAAATTCAGCAAATTGTTGGTCAGGTATTGCTTGTTGACACTGACTTCCCTAAAGACATGCTTCAATATGTACAGACTTATCCATACTCGGAGACGCCAGGTTCAGAAACAGGCGGGTTCCCAGGTCATTTGGCTGCAGTCGGCGCAACGAAGGCCGTCCGTATCCGTTTGAAGTTCTAAGGCAAACCTAACAGGAGGAAACGCCTAAATGAGTACACCGATTAATGATGCAGCCGTTGCAGAAAAGGCAATCAAGGATAAGTTCCGCAAGAATGTCGAGATGGCATTCTTGAATAACGGCTATGTATCTGACGATATAACCTATAAGGTTAAGGACTTATTGGTTTCTACTGACATGACGATGTTCATCCCCAAGGTGATCTCGCAGGTCATTAAAGAAGCTATTGAGCCACGCCTTATCATCTCGGAATTGTTTCAAACAATCCGGATCAATACTGGTCGCTCCATCGAGTTTCCCGCAGTGGGCGCTATCCAAGCGGAAGATATTGGTGAAGGACAAGCATATCCTGAGAAGCAGCTCGATCTAGGAGGCGGAAACATCGTCGCTATCAATGTGACGAAGTCCGGTCTTCTT